TTCACCCGTCGCGCGCTTGGAACTGCTTCGCGGTTTACTCGATACGGACGGATGGATCAGCCGCAAAGACAAAACCAATTCCTCTTGCCGTGTTGGGTTTTGTTCTGTATCTCGCGATTTAGTGGAAGATGTGCTATTTCTTGTGCAATCGCTGGGCGGTGTGGCAACAACCCGGAAGGCGACTAATCGAAAATACACCCACAAAAACGAAGTTCGACAAGGTCAGTCGTTGCATGTGTTGACAATTTCTATGCCGGAGGGGATGAATCCATTTCAACTTTCTCGCAAGGCGAACCAGTACGTTGAACGTAGCACCTATAAGCCTCGGCGCGCGATGATTGGTGTTGACTCAATTGGAATGAAGCCTGTGCGATGCATTCGTGTAGCGGCAGATGATGGACTTTACCTAACTGACCACTGTATTGTCACGCACAACACGGTTTTTGCATTGGATGAGTTCGGCAGCGAGGAGTTTGTTTCTGGCGGAAAAGACGCTCGGGTAATGTCGTCGGTCTCTTCGATCAGCAATTGCATTTTTTTAGTTTCGACGTTTGGCAGCGAAACGGGAGTTTTTGCTGAGGAGGCTACTGATCCCGACAATCCGTTGCTGGTGAAACTCGATTGGAAGGAGAACCCGACCCAGACGAAAAACGCCTATGTGATTCGGAATTGCATTTTGGAGGCGGTCAATCCCGCTGACCAGCCGGCGGTAGATGAGTACGGAAAGACCCATGCGTTGGAGTTGGGCAAGATCGCTCGCCGCGGTCACAAAATGGAGGGCAAGTTTCGCTCTCCTTGGTATGACCAGTTTTGTTTGATGCCAGGCCACACGCCGCGATTCGTCGCCCGAGAAATGGACATGGACCCCCGCGGGGCTGCCGGGAAACTTTTTTTGACCGAAGTACTCGACGAAATGAGGCGGAAACACGCCAAGCCTCCGACGTGGGAAGGGCGACCTGCCGTAATCAATGGAGAGTTGCGGCTTTTGGAGCAGGCCGGTGCCCCGTTGAAACTTTGGTTCAAGCCGGGCCTGAACAACGAACCACCAAAAGGAACCTTCGTTATTGGCAGCGACATTGCGACGGGCGTGGCCGGCGAGGGTGGAAGCAATTCTTGCTTGATCGGCGGCAATGCTCTGACCTGTGAGCAGGTGTTGGAATACACCGATCCGAACATTTCACCGATCCGGCTTGCTCGCCTTGCGGAAGCCATTTGCCGGTGGCTGCACGAGGCCATGCTAATCTGGGAAGTGATGGGGCCGACCGGCAAAGGGTTCGGAACCGAAATCATGCAGGAGTTGGGCTACTGGAACGTGTGGACTCGATTGAAAGAAAACAAGATCACCAAGGAACGCACCAAGATTCCCGGGTGGGTGAACAATTCCCCGGGTGCCAAGCTGGACCTGTTCGATTTGTTCGGCGTGGCGATGGCCGAAGGCGAGTTTATCCCAAGGTCGGAGGACATGCTGAAAGAATGCGGGGGCTGGGAGTTTGACGGTGCCCAGATAATTTACAAAGGTACGGGGCACGGTGATCGGGCCATTGCCGGTGGGCTTTGCTGCAAGGCGATGAAGGAAATCCGAAGAATTCCTATTGACAAAAGCCGGGAAACGAACGAAGCTATTCCTGAATGGAGCATGGCTGGGCGGCTGCAAAGACGCCAGGAAGCCGAAAAGCGGGAGGATGAAGACGATTTTGCCGGATTCTCGTACAAAACAGTCGGAGGATGGTAAGATGAGCAAAGTCAAGGACTTAGGGCAGGGATGGAAGGTGCTGGAGATCAAGGGGAGGGGTGTTGTTGTGGCCTTGGAAATGGGGCTCGTCTTCGTCGAGAACGCGAAAATCGACGAAGATGGCTCGCTGGTGGCGGATTGGCCCACCATTCCGGCTCCGAGCGCCTCGCCGGCCAAGCCCGGCCCGTCTTCCATCGCATCGGTGAATGGGAAGGCGTTCATCGACGAAATCTCCACAAAGAATCTTACTGGGGATGGCCACTATGGCGTCATTGGGCCATTGTTGGGTCGCATTCACGGCGTACTCAAGGACGTTGGCCCTGAATCTCCGATTGGGGAATCTCTGGGCAACCTGTTGGCCCTCGGCGACCATGTGCGGTACGGGTCGGCGGCGGCCGTCGTGGAAATGTCTGCGGCGAAACAAGACGAATTTTTCAAGTTGCTCGAAGCTCCCGATGCGGAAGCCATTGAGGCATTCGTCGATCGGTGCATCAGCGGCGCGGCGTGATGAAGCGGCCGGAAGGCAAGGCGTCTTGCTTGGCTCATAATCAAGAAAAGCCTGGTTCGATTCCAGGGGCCGCCATTTGATTCGCGTGTTCTTTCAAAATTTACCGGCAACCTTCCTGTCAGGCCGGCCAGCCTGACGTGAAGTGACCAAGCAAACAGCGGCATCGAGGTGCCTCGACACTCTCGGTGCCGTTTTTGTTTTCTTGGTCTTGCCGGTGGAGTACAACGATGGCCATTGACGTTTCCAGCACGTCGGATCGAAGCCGCCTGTGGAGCAGCATCAAACGCTCCCGCGATGCAATGAACCCCTTCGACGACAATCGCACGGAAATGCTGCGCGATTACGCTGGCCCGCTCTACTCTCCCCATTCTCCTCGCAAGACCGCCCGCTACGTCAACAAGCTGAACACGACCGCCTCGATCTACCAGTCGGCCCTCTGCTTCAACAATCCGCAATGCAAGATCACTTCATTTAACCAAAAAAATTGGCCGTTTTGCCGTAAGTTCGAGGTCAACATCAACAAGGTCGTGGCCAATATCGACCTTCGGACGACTTTGCAAGAGTGCCTTTTGGACGCTTTCTTCCTGCTTGGCGCCGCGAAGGTTCGGATGGCGGACGCGGGCTTGAAAGAGGTCGAGCCGGACGTGTGGATGGACGTTGGGACGCCTTGGGTCAATCGGATTTCATTTTCCGATCTGATTTTGGACATGCCGAATCGGTCGCTACGCACCATGCGCTATTGTGGGGATCGGTATCGAGCATCCTTTGACGCGGTTCAAAGCAGGGACGACTACGATCCGAAGGTCTTGGAGAAGATGTCGCCAAGTTCCAAGAACAATCAAAACGCGGACAGCGAACGGGCCGATCAAATTGCTGCCGGCAGTTCCGTAGACGACGACGAATTGGAGCCGATGTGCTGGTTGATGGATGTCTATCTTCCAATGCAGGGCCAACTGATTACGTTTTCGGCCGACAACGATACCCTGCCGCCGCTGAAAGTCCAGAAATTGAAAGGGAGCGAGCTTGGCCCATATAAGTTTCTCTCACTCGGCTATATGCCAGACAACATTCTGCCATCGACTCCTGCCCAGCAGTTGGTGCTTCTCGATCGGTTGATGAATCGCCTGTACTCGAAACTCGCCAACCAGGCCACGCGGCAAAAAAATTATGTCTTGATTCCGAAGGGTTCCAAAGAGGATGGCGAAGCGAACAAGAACGCACGGGATGGTGAGTACGTGATGGTCGTCGATCCGAAGAGTTCGGTCTTTGTAAATACGCCTGGCGTGGACGGGAACACGAACGCTTTCTTCTTGGCTGCCTCGGAAATCTATAACACGCAATCCGGCAACGAACGCCTTCTTGGCGGGTTGGAAACGGTTGCGGATACGGCTACGCAGGAACAAATGTTGGCCCGCGGCGTCGGTGGGCGGATTGCCTATATGAAAGGCGCCGTCAATCAGTTCGCATCCGATATTCTCAGGGAGATTGGTTGCTTGATGTGGAATGACGAGGCGTTGACGATCGACTCTTCAATGGACGCCGAGAACACGGGCTATCGAGCTACAACGTCGTGGGAGCCCGAGAAGCGTCAAGGCGCTTTCGATCACTACGAGTTCTCCGTCGAGCCGAACAGCATGGTCTTTCGTCCGCCGGAAGCCAAGTTGCAGACACTCAAGCAGTATGCGGCGGATTACTTGCAGATGATGCCGGCGATCCAGGGCGGCATTTTCGACGGCCAAGAGTTCACTCGAATCTATGCCGAGTACACCAACACCCCGGAAATCCTCCGGTTGGCCAAGCAGATGCAAGCCGAGA